GAATGCGGAAGCCGCCGTTGATCAGCGCCGAGCGTACCCGGTCCTTGCTCTCGCGCACGGCGGTATCGGGCAGGCCCACCATGGTGAAGCCTGAAGCCGCGCGCGATAAATCGCGCCCTATGATGCGATAAATGATAGGCCGAGATTGTTGCGCGTGGTGAAACCGCCTTGCAAGCTCAAAACAGACCAGCCGGCTCAGCGGCCAAGTCCCAGCTGAAGATCAGCACCTCCTGTCGCTCCACACCGGTACCGCCGCCAACGGTGTATCGGATACCGGTGGTCTCCATGTGGAAGTCGGCGAACACCTGGCGGATATCCGGGTGGTCGTTGAGGCTGATGATGGCCTTGCCCTGGATCTGGCCCAGCAGCTCGGCCATACGCTGGTAGTGCTCCCACCCGAAATCGACGCCGTAACCCTCCGTCTCCCAGTACGGCGGGTCCATGTAGAAGAGCGTGTGCGGCCGGTCGTACCGGCGGATCACTTCCTCCCAGCCCAGGTTCTCGATCCAAACGTCTGATAGCCGCAGGTGGGCGGCTGAAAGGCTCTCCTCCAGGCGCAGTAGGTTCAGGCCGGGCGGAGACGTGGTGGCGGTGCCAAAGCTCTGGCCCTGGACGCGGCCGCCGAACGCCAGGTGCTGGAGGTAGTAGAAGCGCGCCGCGCGCTGGATGTCCGTAAGCGTCTCCGGCCGGGTCATCTTCTGCCACTCGAACACCTTCCGGCTGCTGAGCGCCCACTTGAACTGGCGCACGAACTCTTCCAGGTGGTGCTGGACGACGCGGTACAGGTTGATCAGCTCACCGTTGATGTCGTTCAACACCTCGGTCTCGGCGGGTACAGGGCGCATGAACAAGAGCGCGGCGCCTCCGGCGAACGGCTCCACGTAGCACTTGTGAGGGGGTAGGAACGGGATGATCCGGTCGACCAGGCGGCGCTTGCCGCCCAGCCACGGGATGATGGGGTCTGCCATGAAGCCTCCTGCTATCGAGGCTCAGGGGCCTTCTGGTGGGTATTCAGTTGCCCGCAGCGCGGGCATTTGATGCTGATCCAGGTGTAGACCGCTTCGGCCAGCTTCCGCCGGCACCGGTCACAACGCACTTCTTGTTTCGTCATCTGCAAAGCCTTTGCGGTATCTGCTAGGCTTTCTCCGCTCGGTACCGGGCGGGGAGCCTTGCCGGCTCGCAGCGTGCTCTGCGGGTTGGGCCTGGTTAGGGTGTTACCGCACCCGCGCCAGGCGCTCCTCTTTTCCTGTGCTGGTTACATCTGAGACTCCGTCGGTGCCTGGGTAGTGATGAAATTAAGTGCCTTAGATCATCGCCCAGAGTGCCGGCGCCGTCGTTTGAACTCGGGCAAAGCTCGGGTGGGTAGCGGATCATACTCCAATCCCCATAGTGTAATTCCCAAGAATTGCTGTTGGGGTGAGTGCGTAGTCGTAAATAGCTGCCTCAGCTAGCCGGCCAGTAAAGTACTGAGATGCGGTGTTTGCTCTCGCCAGATTCATGGAGCGGGTGGTGCTGAGGCTTCCCGCTGCACCGAGGCCGATCATGTCCGAATCAGTGATTGAGCCTATTGAATCTCCATCGATGTAAAGCGCGAGGTTCCCGGTTTCATCGTTATAAACCAGCGCTACATGATGAGGGTTTCCGTCCAGGAGAGCCTGATAGCCGCTAGACGCTAGGTCGTAGATGCTCTCGCCATTGTCCGCCTCGACCGACGTGTTCTTCCAACCAGCGTCTTCCGGAGAAATGGCAAATCCCGGAACTCCGGTGCCAAACGTCCCCTGACCGCGATGATCAAAAATTCGGACGATGCCCGCCAGCGGCTGCGTGGACGAGAACCATACCTCCGCAGTGAAGGAGCCACCAGGGTTCCAGATCCCCAGATCAACATAATTGGTGCCATCGAACACCGCCGACCCGCCACCTACAACGAGCGCGCCCTGATTTAACACTGCTCCGTCCGTGTAGGCGCCGTCCATACCACCCGCCAGATCAAAAGCGGTTGCCCCGTCGGTTTCGTTCAGCCGCCAATAATGAGCAGGTTGTCTACTTAAAATCAGTTGCTCGTAATTTGTAGGCTTCAGCCCACCGGCCGCCAAGAGCCCATGATTCAACGGAAACATCATACGCGCTGACCTCCGAGCCACCAGAGATTGGCGGACTGCCGGAAGAACGACAGCGGCGCCCATTTCGCAGAGGTGGATAGCTTGTCGCCCTCAGCAACGACATCTGAATCTGAGTCGCCCTGGACGCTCACCGGGCCGTCCCCGGCCTGGATGATCGCACCTTCGACATTGGCACCCATGGTCAGCGCGGTACTGCCTGGGAACGTGATGATCACCGGGTCATCGCTGGTGCACCATAGAGTCTTCCCACTGTCGCTCTCTTCGAGTGTGTAGTTGGTACCGCTGATCACCTTAATGCTGGCACCGGCGCTACTGCCGCCGGTGGGAGCTAGGCTCCATGCCCCATTCTTCCGAACGTAGGAATTCCCATCGCTCGGGGCGTCGTTAACCGTCGCCATTGAGCCCAACTCATCCAGCGTGAGAGAGGTTTTCGCCCATACAGCGGCGCCTTCGGCGGCGTCGAGGCAGCGAAATATCTCCCCCGAGCTGACGTTGAACCAGGTGGAACCAGCGCTGTACCCAAGGCTGCTGTCATCCGCCGCGCCGGGGTCGGTGCTCGCGGATAGATTGTCCAGATACCCCGAACCGCCAGAGCCGAGGTAGGCCTGGAGGACTGATAGCGCGACCCGGCGGGATTTCAGGTCGCCCCCGACCGTCTGGCTGACTTCGAGCAACTCCGTGCCCTGCAGCGCCTCCGCGTCGCTGAGGTCAGAAATCTTCATTCGATACTCCTCGTTTGTCCTTCTTCGGTGCGGCGAAGCGTGCCGTCTTCGGCGGCGCGCGGCTCCGTGACCGTGTAGTTGAATGTGTGGCGGAAGGCTTGCCAGCTCTGCAGGCCGTCTCGCAGCGCCGTCACTTCGATGGTGAACACGCCGTCGTAGCCTGGATGGACCGTGGCCTGGTTGCCGCTGACCGTCTCCTGGAGCACCTGGCTGGCGCCGTCGAAAACAGTGAACTGGTAGGTGGTGCTCTCTTCTGGCAAAACACCGCCGTCCATCCAGGGCACGAGCACGTCTTGTTGCAGCAGGCGATTGCGGTGGACCCAACTGACGACCAGGTCCCCGAAAAGCGCTTCCGGCCATAGCTGGCCGTTGAGTCGGGCGCGTGCCGGTGGGTACGGCCGCGCCTGGCGTTGGTCCAGCTGCAGGGACACGGTGGTGGCAAGCGCGGGATCCAGCTGCTCGCCCGTGGTTCGGGAGATCAGCTTCGCGTCGACGCTGTCGCCGTCGACGTACTCGGTCGGGTCTGCGGCCGCGTAGGTGTCGTAGAACCAGATCCGGGTCCCGGCTGGGTGCCGTGCCGGCACGGTGTCCACGCAGGCCCGTGAGACGCTAACTTCGAACGTCTCGATATCGAGGCTGTCGACGCGGACGATCTCCTCGCCGATCAGTGCGGCGCGGCCCGGCTTGACCAGGTCGAGATCGATGCCGGCGGACAGGATGGCCACCGTGTCCTCCGGGCCCAGCTCGGCATCGAGCACGGCCGTGGGCACCCAGTCGCCCACGTCGCGCTTCTCGAACGCGGCCGACCCGACCCGGGTGGTGAGGTTGTAGTTGAGGGAGAGGCCTGTGGGGCGGACACCGAGCGCGCCCAGGAAGCCGGAATCGGGCTCCAGCGCGTCGCGCTGCGCCTGGGTGGTCTGACGCACCAGGTCACGGTAGGACACCTCCAGGAGGCGTTGATAGAGCGCCGGCTGGGCCGTCCTGTTGGGCGGCTGCCACGTGGACGGCTGCTGGTCGGTGTAAACGTTGCTCGGCAGCCCGAACACGTCGAGCAGCGCTGTCACAGTGATCGCCGCGTCGTTGACGGTACCGGCTTCGATGCGGCCCACACGAAGCACTACCTTGTCGATGCCATCGTCCGGCGCGCTGATGCGGAAAACACCGCCGGGCTCCAGCGCCGCCCCCCGCCGGTCCAGACGGACCTTGAACTTGCGCACGCCGCGTTGAGCCCGGATCTCGCGCTGGGCGACGCGGCTGGCCAGCTCGTGGGTGGGCAGCCCGGGGTAGTCGGCGCTGGTGCTGATCACCGTGCCGGCGGACTGGATGGCGCCCAGGTTCTGCTCGCGCGCCGTGCGGTCTTCATTTGTGATCGGGTCGCGGTAGTTGACCACCACTTCGTTGGGAATGGTCTCGCCGGCAGAGAGCGTATCTTCCTCGATCGAGAGCAGCCCGCTGTCGTAGGTGAACAGCGGCAGATCTTCGGGCACGTAGTCGTCGCGGATCAGCCGGAGCGTCATCAGACCGGTGCGCCGGCTGATGAACTGCGCGCCGCCGATATGATCGATGATCGTCTGCATGAAGGCGTTCACGGACTCTTTCCGCGTCCAAAGCAGGCAGAGGCCGAACCCTTCGTTGTAAAGCCGATCGGCGGCCTCTGTGTACGACTGGTAGTCGATGCGGTTGTCGCTGAGGCCTCGGCCCCAGCGGCGGTCGGTCTGACACGCGACCAGCATGTGGGCCGGGTTCATTGCGTGGATCTGGCCATCGGCCAGCTCGATCTTGACCTTCTCCGGATACCAGCATGCGCCGTCCCAGCCTTTGGTGTGCCGGCGGTACCGGATTTTCCACGGCTTCGGATACGGGTTCATGGCCCCGATCTGGCCGTCGAAGAACAGGGTGAACATGCCTCTGAACGCCGGCACTAGGCCACCCAGCATGTTCTTCAGGCGCGTCAGCACGCCCTGGTTGGGCTCGCCCATTAGGACGTCCAGGCCACCGACAATGCCACCCTCCGCCTCATCGCCGCCGAAGAGGTAACCCTTGTTGATGTTGATGCGGGTGTTACCCGTTACCGAACCGTTCCAAGCCCGGCGATCGCCGACTCGGATCTCGACAAGCTCATCGACCGGCCCCCGGCCGATCCCCATATGTATGCCGAAGTAGTAGCGGTACCCGACCGTGACTTCCTTACTGCCGCCCATCGGCTTCCTCCCGTGCGACAGCGGCGACACGCAAGCCGAGCGCGTCGCCGGTGGCCTCGACCTGGTCGACCGTCAGTTGACCGCGCCGGCAGTCCTCAAACGCCAGGTCGTGCCGCTTGAACCACGCGCGCGCGCCGGACATGCAAAGCCCGGCTTCGTGGATGTGTCGCGGGTAGACCCGGACAGGCTCGGTCACTTCTTGCCTCCGTCGGATTCGATCGGTGTTGTGCGGTAGTTGCCGACACCGAGCACCGTCCAGCCCGTCGACCAAACGTCACCGAAAGCGACGGCCTGGGGGGTGCCCTCTTCAGCGGTTGGGAAGTCGAAATCCGTGAACGCCGCCGGCTTTGGCTTTGGCGGTTTCGGTGCCAGAGCCGAGCTGAGGGCGGCCACCACCAGCATGATCGCGATATTGACCAGAAAACCCATGTCGTCGTCTCCTCAAAAAACCGGGTTGCCATCGAACGGTGAGCGCCCGGGCAGCGCCGGCACGCCGCCGTAGTTCTCGACGTTGTCAAACTTGCTGTCGCACACCGCCACCGTTCGGGCGCAGCCTGGGTAAGCGCGCACCTGGACACCTGGCTTCAGCTCCAGGGAGCCGCCGAGCAGGGTGAGGTTGGTGCCCACGTGGCTGTCGATGCCGCGCTGTTCCACCGCGCCGCTAACGACCTCCCACTCGATGAAGCCGCCGGTGAACCAGCCGTCCGGATGGGCGCCGAACGGCCCGGCGGTGATCGTGATGCCGCTGGCGCTGGTGAGGGTAGCCGTGGTGCGGAACTGCTCCTTATCGACGCGGCAGTTGGTGTCGTAAAGCGCGTAGGGGCATTGGCGGCCCCACACCAGGCGCAAGCCGGTGTTGTCCTGCTCGGACGACAGTGGCCTGCAGACCAGCTTCGCCTTGCCAGCGCGACGCTTCAGGATGACGTCGCTCAGCAGCCCCACCCACTTCACCAGCGCAGCCGGGTCGCCCAGGTCTTTGTCCCAGATCGTCAGCTCGATGGGCGTGCTGGGCGGGTAGATCCGGTAGATGCCGAGCAGCTCCAGATCCAGGGGGACATCGATGTTCAGGGCGTCGGCGCTGGCTTCGCCGGTTTGGCGAATGCCGTCGTCTTTGATCTGGATGCTGTGGAAGGTCTGGTTATCCTGGACCACGTCCAGGCCAGCGTTGGTATAGCGCCACCGTTGCGCACCTCGGGCGAACTCATACAGCTGAATCGGCCGAGCGTTCGAGATTGAGGCGTCCAGATCGTCATAGCTCATCGCGCACCCCTCGGAGCACCAACTGGGCCCGGGCCGAGCCTTCCACGTCAGTGATGTGCTCCAGCTCGACGGTGTCGCTGTCCAACCGCATCAGCGTCATCCAGCTCACGCGGCGCACCTGGTTGCCCTCGAACTCGACGTCCCAGGGCTCACCGAGGTTCAACCGCTCAGTTGCGGCGTCCAGCTCCGAGGATCCCAGCACACGCCGGTACCGGACCGTCCCGTCATTCAGCTCCACCCGAATATCGCGCCGGCCGGTGATGCCGGCGGCGAAACGGCCGTATTGGATGTGGGCCACGTCGAGGAACGACGTGCTGGTGGCCACCGGCGCAGTCACGTCCAGATCGTCCATCCACGTAGGCATCCAGAGCGCCCCTTGGCGGCCGCGTAACGCGTACATCAGGCTGCGGAAATCGGCGCGCTCCTCGGCACCATCCAAGAGCCAGCCGTGGCCCTGCACCGGGAAACTGATGCCGGCCTGGTCGCGCACGTTCGGTGCGGCCGTTCCGTTATCGAGCACCTTAAGCAGGCGCTCGTAGGACAGGCTCAAGTCCCGGCTCTCTTCCGGCCGGATATCCAGAACGGGCCAGCCGCGATATTCAGGGAGCACGTGGCTGGCCGGCCAGGCCGACGGCGTTTCGAGACGGAACTCTACATCGCCACGCACCGCCCGGTTGGTCATCCGCGTGAGCGCCGGCTGATCGGTCAGGCGCGCGGTGCGAACCGGATAGAGCCGCACGGTGTGCGGCCAGTCCCGCTTCACCGGGTTGCGCAGACCGATGCGATCGGCTTCCACCGTGAGGATCTCCAGCACCTCATAGTCAACGGCCTGCTCACCGAGCAGCAGCACCAAGCCGCCTTCGACAAAGTCCCGGTACCGGGTGTCACAGGCGATCTCCGGGCTGCCGGCGGCGACGCCTGGCAGCCACTGAACGTCGTGCCAGATCGGCAGTGCCCACAGACGGGCACCCCATCCGAACACGGCCAGATCCAGCAGAGCGCGGTCGGGACCCTCCGCCGAGATCGAGAACTCGTAGTGCCGGCGGGGGAGGTCGCGGCCGGCGCGGCGCTGCTCGACGCCCGACTGGCTTGGGAGCATGTCGGTGAGCCACTCCAGGCGCTCCTGGACGCTCTCCCGCCAGTTCGGCGCCCACGGCCAGGCTGTCACTCGGTTGCCGGTGATGAGGAGTACTGCCGGCGGCTCACCGGTGAACTGCCAGGTGAACGCAGCGTTGACTACCGGCGGACCATCGACGCCGATCGCGATCTCCCACATGCGCTCGCGTAACGGCTCAAATTCCATCGGCGGGTCGCCCGGGCCGATGATCTGTATCCCCTCTGCACCTTCACTGGAAAGGTCGTTGAGTAACTTCGGCTCCATGTAAGAATTCCAGATTCGAACCTCATGCCGCTGCGCCGAGACTACGTTGCCCGCTTCCAGCACGGGTGGAGTAACGTGGATCCGGTAGTAGTAGTCATCAAGAAAGCGGCCTAGCCGCTGCCCGGACTCCGTTCGCGGATTCTCCTCAACCGGCTGGCTGTTCGCGATCAAACCGGCTGTCACTCGGCTTCCCAGCCATGAATTCGTTCGTTCCCCGGGCAAGTCACGCTGCACATCGATCGCCGGTGTAAAGCCAGCTGTGACCGGGAAAATCGCACTGATCGTTTGCATTACAACGGCACCTTCCGGTATGCATAGCCGAAGGTCCAGCTGTTCACCTCGCCTTGCGGACCGTTCACGGTCGCCCCTCTCTTCTTAACCGGAAAGACGAGCCATTCATCAGGGCCGATCGTAATCGTCTCTCCAGGCACCAGGTTCTTCATGTTCACCATTCGTAGGTCCAGCGGGGCGCCGGCAAAAAAACCCAGCTGATTCCGGATATTGACAACGACCAGAAGGTTATTAAACGGAGTGACGGCGTTGACCGTATTGGGCGTGGAATCTGAGTAAAACTGGAACGGGGTGCGGTTCACGTTTGATCCATAGGCACGCATCGGTCCCCACGCCGTCGAGGAGCTGCTGGGACTGGCAATATCAAACCGGGCCCATTCACTGGTGTATCCGGCGACGTCCATCCGCACGGCCCCAGACCCGCCTGATCGGGATGTTGCGCAGTCGAACGGTACCGCGTGGTCCCGGTCATCAGCACGAGCATGTTCTGGGCTCGTGTCAATCATCAGGTAATACCAGAGCGTCCCGGTGAAGTACTCGCCCCCGACGTAGTCCCCTTGTGTCTCGAGCCGGCCAAAATGCAGATGGGCGAACTCACCAGGCACTATCTCAATCACGCAATGGATGTACTGCTGCGTCCCAAAGAGGTGGTACGCCGTGAAGGGCCCGCGCAAGCCATTCGTGCGCCCAGAGCTGAAGCCCGCGGATGTGCCGGGCTGGTTGGTGTGAGAAGCGCCTGCATCGAACCCAGTTTGGCCGAAAATCTCTATCGATGGTTCGGGATTGGCGACGGTGTTGATGTCGTCCTCTTGAGGGTTCGCTATCAACGTGAAGTAGCCTGCCGTCGCGTGATGCAGAGCCAGTTCGTTGGTGTCATCCCGATCGATCGTCCAGCCCAGTTCATCGGCAAATGCACGGATAGTCCCGAGCATCGCAGTAACGCCTGTTGAGACGCCGGTTTCGTAAGCCATATCAGGTTAACCTCACTGCGCCGTATTCCGTCCAATTCGTCCGGTTCATGTTTTGAACCACCAGATGGTCCGCACCATCGACAGAGACGATGTTTTCCGAGGCGTTTGCTGTCCCGGTGATCCAGTAGATCCCATCCAACTCACCAAACTGGTTGATTCCGGCATAGTCACTCTGCGTGCATAGAGGGATTAGAGGCAGCAAGGTATAGCTTCCGTCAGGCGCGGGCTGTATCTGGGGCCCTGACCAATCAGGTTCGCGGTCGTCGATTTTGCCGAGCCCTTGCAGGTGAGTAGGGAAAAGCTGCAGGTACTGAGTGCGCCAGTAGGAATTCCCGTTGGAGCCGTCTCTGTTTCTGATTTGACGCCAGCCGACGTCGCCAACGTAGAGGTAGGATCCGAAGCCCGGGTTGAAGATTAAAGATTCATTCGTGTCCCTGGATGACCAGCGCGCCTGACTGTCTCCGGTGGTGCCAGCCACCAAAAGCGGATAAGGGAACTGGCTCGGAGTGCCGTAGGGCAAGATTTTGCCCAGGTACATCACCTGATATGTGGTACTGACCTTGGCTACGACAATGACCCGCTGGCCATTGGCGATAAACCAGTACGGGGTTTCGCTCTGCCACAGCAGGGTGTAGGCATCGGGGCTGCGACCGGGCTGCCCATCAAAGGTGAATGTAGACTCAAAGCCTATCGCCCCGGCGACCTTCCAGTTGTAGTAGTCGTTCGCTGCGCTCTGGTAAGCAGCGATGTTTATGTAGATTTCTTCCGTACCGGTGAGCCCCGGGGCGCGCAGGTAATAGTCCTGGTCGAACGCGCCATCCAGTCCGGCGGCCAGCAGCTCCCACGCGGATCCCGCCGCGCTCATGACCCCCTGGGTGACGTCCCACGTGAACACGTCGCCCACCACGTAGCCGGTACCGGTGATCAGGAACTCGATTAGCCCGTTGTCGTAAGCGGTACCGGTGGTGGCGTCGGCGGTGGCGCCGGTGACCGAGCCGTTGACCGTCCATATCTCCTCGCCGGGGATATCCGCGTTGGTGCAGGTGAGGGTCCAGGTCTCGGTCACCGTGGCCGGCGCGGTGGCGATATCGGTGATGGCGCCGGGGCCGTCGCCGGTGAACTGCGGCTCGGCGGACCAGGTGCCGTGGCCGCAGACGAAGCGCTGCAGGCGGTGCAACAGGTCCAGGTGGCCGCTGGCCGTGCCGATCTCGACGGGCATTAGCCGCCTCCTTTGATCAGTTGGTTGAACTTGCTGGGGTTCCGGCTGATGTGCAGCTCTAGCATCTCTTCGCCGGCCGGGCCGCGCAGCGCGTCGGCCACGACGTCTTCGGAGAGGATGGGCAGCAGCCGCTGCTTGAGCTGCGCCGGCGGAATGTTCGCGGCCAGGGTGGCGGCCGGGCTTTCCATGATCGCCGGCGACGGCTGCACCAGGCCGCCGTTGGCGTAGCCCCGGAAACCGGCGAGCGCGGCCATGCCCTGCTGCCGGAACGACTCCATGAACTGCTTGGCGCCTGGCTGGCGCATGACGTGCGCCGGCTGCACGTACTCGCCCGCATGAACGACGCCGGCGACGGTGTACTTGGTGCCCGGGCCGGTCCAGCCGCCCTCTGCGAAGCCGCCCGCCACGGCGCTGGTGGCGTTGGCGGCCGCGATCTGGGCGGCGCCGGCGGCGAAGGTGGCGGACAGGCTGGTGGACAACGTCGCCGCGCCAACCGCGAACGAACTGGTGAGCGACGTGCCGATGGTCGCGGCGCCGGCGGCCGTTGAGGTGGCAATGCTGGTACCGATCGTCGCGGCACCGGTCGCGGTGGACGCGGTGATCGCCGTGGACATGGTGGCGGCGCCGGCGGCGGTGGCGGCGGCTTCCGTCGCGGCCTCGGCACCACCGGTCAGCAGGTTGCTGAGGCCCTGAGTGGCCATCTGTGCGACGTTCTGAGCGGCCAGCTGCAGCATGGCGTCGGCGATGGCCTGGGCCACGCCACGGACCGTGTCTTCGAGGTCCTGGGTGCCTTTGGCGAGCTTCTGCAGGCCGTCCGCCAGTCCCTCTTCGAAAGAATCCCGCAGAGTGGTGGCGAACTGGTTGGTGACCAGACGCAGATTCTGCATCTCGGCGCGCAGATCCTTAACCCGCTCCAGCGCGGCCTTGTCGCCGGTGACTTCGGCCAACTGCTGCATCTTCGGCAGCAGCCCGTCGACCTGGTCGGCGGTGGCGCGGTGCAGCTCCACCAGCTGCTCGCGGGCGTTCAGCTCGCTGATGACGCCGGCTTCTTGCTGCGCCTGGATCCGGCTCTCCTGGCGGGACTGTGCCGCGAACATGCGGTCGATCTGCCCCTGCAGCTCCTGCAGGCGAGCGCTGGCGACCTCGACGTTGATCAGGCTGTTGATGAGTTCGACGCCGGCGTCGTCACCGCGCGCTTTGAGGCGCTTCAACAGATCCGCGTACTCGGCCTCCAGCTCGGCGCCCACGGCTTCGGCGCCACGGCCCTGACCCTCCAGCAGCTGGTTCTGGATGTCGTTCAGGGCCGCCGCGTCCTTGGTCGCCTGGGTCAGCTTCTCCTGCTCGGTGAGCGCTTTGTTGGCCGCCTCGGCGCGCTCCAGCAACTTACCGGTGAGACCCTGCTGGGTGATCTCATACTGGCGAACGGCCGCATCGGAGGCCTCGTACAACTCCGTCTCGCGCTCCAAGGCCTCGACGAATTTGCGCTGGCGCTTTAGTCGCTTTTCGGCCTCTTTGTCGTTGCCGCCACCCAGCAGCGGTTTGTCGTCGTCATCGTCGTCTTCGTCCTTGTTATCGGTGGACGATGATTGACCGAGCTTGCGGGCCAACTCCTGGGATTCGTAGGCGCGCTTGAGCTGGGCTTCGGTCTCAGCGATCTGCCGCTTGATCTCTTCGTCGCCGGTGAACACCAGGCCGACGTCCATCTCCAGCCACGGTGTGTCCGGATCCAGTTCTTTCCTCAGCCCCGCCAGCTTCTGCTCCAGCCGGGGGATGTCGTTCGCGGCAATGCCGTTGATCTTCGCGGCCAGCTCTTCGCCGAGCCAGCGCGTAAACTCGACCCCTTCGGTGGTCCCTTTCGCCAACCAACCGACGAGGGTCGCGAATGCCGTCCCGAGCTGGACCACAGACTTCTGGAACTGAGGGTCGGTGACGATAGTGCGCAGTTCATCAATCGAGTCGACAAAGCCGGTCGTATCGGTTTGCCCAAACGTCACCACCAAGTCGTTGCGCAGCTGCTGCAGCGCTTGGCCGACCGTGCGCTCCATGTTCTGGAAGTCGTCGTTGATAGTGTCAGCCGTGCGCAGCAGCGCCTTTGTCACCGCTTCGCCGGTGAGCTGGCCCTCTTGGCCCAGCGTCCGCAGCTCGCCGATGGTCACGCCCAGCCCCTTAGCGATCGCTCTCGCCAGGCGAGGGCTGTTTTCCAGGACGGAATTCAGTTCCTCACCACGCAACGTCCCGCTCGCGATGCCCTGGCTGAGCTGCAGCGTCGACGACGCCGCTTCCTGCGCCGACGCGCCGGACACGATGAACGACTGATTGATTGCCCGGGTGACAGTGAGCAGCTGCTGCTGGTTGAGATCCAGCTCTTCGGTGGCTCGTGCCAGGCGCGCGTAGAGGTTTATCGTCGGTGCCAGGCCCTGGCGGGTTTCCTGAGCCAGCGCATAGTTCGCTTCCCAGGCGCTGTTCAGCTCCTCCTGGCTGTCGGTCACCAGGCGTAGCTGACTGCGCAAGTTGGTGTAGGTATCCGCTGCACGGACGATCTCACGCAGCAACAGCGCGCTGGCGACGGCCGCCATGGTGTTGCGGAGTTTTTTCGCGGCACCATCCAGGGTGCCCAGATCCCGGCTGGCACGCCGCGCCCGCTTACCAGATTGGTCCAGTCCTTTGTCGAACTGGTCCAGCTGGCGCAGGGCGCTTTTAAGGTCCGCGCGGATGCGGAGTGCGAGATCGAGGTTGTCGGAGGCCATAGCGGGATGATGGCGCCGACGGTGGGCAGAGTCTTTTGAACGAGGGCAAAACCAAGCGGCGGCCGGAGCCGCCGATCAGTCTTTCTTCAGGGCACGCATGTGGTCATTCGCCTGGTGTTTATCCGCGCCGAACGCCGCCCTGACGTCCAGGAAGAGATCGGCGCGGTGGTGGCGCTCTCGGCGCTGTGCAGCGTCGTAGTAGAGCTTTAGCTGTCGCTCGGTGTATCGCCCGAGTCGGTCGGCGGGGTGTCCGTCGGCGATGAGTGCGGCGTAGACGTCCCGCCAGCGGAACTCCGTGTCGCCGTCGTTCGACCGTGAACGCGAGCCACCTGCATCTTCCGCTGCACAGCCCGAATAAAAAAAGCCGAGTTGACCACCCACCAGGTGTCCATCAGCAGGCTGCCGTCCCCATCGCTGAGTCCCTGGATGAATTCGAGATCCTGGTCGATCGAGGCCGCCATCAGCTCCACCAGAAGCCGGTGGTGCTCGGCGAGCAACGCATAGATGCTGTCCAGGTCCGAGTCACCGCCGCGCATGACCTGGTACAGCTCATCGATCAGCGGCGCGGCCGCCGCACGGATCCGCAGGCCCTCGACGAAACCGTACTCACGGACGGTGACCGTCTCACCCCCCACGTGGATCTCCCGATCCGGGTGGAGGATGGACAGATCGTCCTCGGCCTCGGCCTGCTGCTTCGCCTGCTTTTTCTTGGGATGCCGGCGTGCCATTACGCGCCCTCGTCCAGCAGCTCGATACGGCCAAAGCCACCGAGTGCCGGATCCGGCTCGCTCAGCGGGTCGAACAGCGCGGTACCGCTGAGCGCCAGCTCACCGAAGGACTCGTTGATCAGGTCCAGCTGGTTCACCGGATTGAACTTCAGGCGATACAGGCGCGCGCGGATACGATCCCCGCTGTCATCGACGGTGTTGACGCCGTCGAGCATCAGGTAACGGATCGGTGGACGCTCGGTGAACATGGTCACATCGGTGCTGGCGCCGAACTCATAATCCGCCTCGAACGGCGCGGTAAAGCCGCTGAGATCGCTGAGGATTTCGAGCACGCCACCCGGCACCGACTCGATGCGGTAGTCCGTGTCCTCCACTAGCTCCGTCGGTGTGCCCGCTGAATCGGACAGGACCAGGCTACTGATGTTGCCGCGATCCAGAATCACCCGGTCACCGATGGCGAGAGGCTCGGGCAGCGGCTCGCCAGTCTTGGAGCCAGACGCCACGGTCAGCGCCTTGCCGTAGAGGCCGAGCGCCAGGTTCTTGGCGTCGCCGTGGCGAAGCGTGAGGTTGAAGGTCACCTCGGTCGCGGTGTTCAGGGTCGCGCTGGTCTGCCGGTTGCCGGAATAGCTTTCCTGCCGGTTTTCCTCCGTGACGCTCATCGCGATGTTCAGGAGGCCAGCGTCGTTCACCCAGCGCATTGCGCCGGGCTTACCATTGGCCAGGCGCTCACCCAGATACACTTTGCCTTGTAGCGAGAAATCCCTCATTGGTCAGCCCCCTTGTTGCTGTCTTTGCCGCCGGTCTTCTCCGGCGGGGCGGTCTCGGCGGGCTGGTAGCCGCCGGGGCGGGAGCCTTCCAGCTTCCCGATCTTCTCCAGCCACGCCTTCTGGCGCGGCGTGACTTCGATCTGGTCCCCTTTTTTGCACGGGCGGCCTTTGTGTTCGTGCGGGCCGGCCAGGGTGACCGTCACAGTCTTTTGCTTGGTGGTCATGGGGCGTTGCCTCCGATAAAGCGGTGAGTTGAAAAGACTTCCATCCAAAGCAGCATGTCGGCGTCGTAGTCCAGCACTTCCGCCTGGCGCCACTTGATCTCTCGGAACTGGCCGAGGCCAGGGGTCCAGCCCATCAGGGCTTCCCGGACCCGGCCAATCAGCGGCCGGGCGTCCTCAGAGGCGGCGTGCCCCAAGTTGTCTCGGAAATTCCGCAGCCCCAAGATCACGCCGAACGTGCACTCGATCCTCTGCCGCCCGCTGCTCCGCGCCTGGCGGTCGGCTGAGGGGTCAGAGTCACCTTTCTCCTGGGCGAGAACCACGTAGGCGCTGGGCGGCCGGAGATCCCGCAAGCTCTTGACGGCCGCATAGTCAGCGGCCTGACCGACCTGCTGGAACTCGGGGACGCTCTCGCGCAGATGCTCCGCGATCAGGTCGGTATCGAGCGGCACGAAGGTCATCGGAACCTCTTTAGCTGATCACGGCTGAAGACGTTGGGGTCGGATTCGAACTGGACATCCAGTTGAGCCGGATCCGATTCGACCGGGTCGTTCTGACCCAGGCTGAACTTGCCGTCTGCGGTAAGCTGCAGGAACCGGACAGCATCCTTGTAGTCGCGCACGATCGGATCGTCGCTGTCGTCGCCGAGGCGGTTCTGGTGCAGGTGATAGCGCGTAATGGCCCGAGCCCAGGTGACGACGATCCCCGGGACCGGGTCCAATGGCAGATAGCCGCGCCGGGAGAGAAACCCATCTATGAGGGCTTGAGCATCCGCCGTCGCATCATCGATGCGCTGAAGAGCGTCATCGGCCAAAGCGACCTGGTCCGGCGTCCAGCCAGCACGGTCCGCGCCCAGCAGGGTGGCTTCCATCAATTCCGGATCCACCATCGGCTTGTGCGCGGCGGTGGCGACCTGGGCCAGCTCTCTGGCGCCAGGCCGTTCCGCAAGTTGTGCATGGCTGATGTAGCTCATTACCGTTTAGCTCTCTTCGATCGGAAACGTGCAGCGCTCAACCTTCAAGTTGGGCTCTGACTCCAGGGCTTCCAGCTGGTCCTCAGACAGCGCTTCGAGAGCGATGCCCACGCCGTTACGGTCAAAACGAAACCCAGCCCGGCGAAAGGACTCGGGCACCGAGGTGACCCATACAGCATCGATCTCGCCCGACGGCGGATCCTCGCCTGGCTTCGGCCCCTGGGAGCCCGGCGACGGCTGCTCAGCTTTGCGGGCCTCGCTTTCCGCCGCCGTGGTGTCTTGCGTCGCTGCCCCCGTATCCTGCGGCTTGTCCAGGGCTTGGTCTCCCGAAGCCTGGGTCGACGGCTCAGCGGCCTTCGGCTCAGCCGGTGCGGGGGTATCGGATGCCTTGGTTGGTTCAGATGCGGACGGCTGTGTGGCCGGCGCTTGATCACTCTGAGCACCCGTGCCCTTGGTCTTGTCCGGACTGGATGTCTGATCCTGGCCTTTGGCGCCCTTCGCCGCCTGGGAGCGGGTAGATGCGGCCTTTCTCTTGTTCGCTGCCATGAGACGTTCCTCTTTATGGGCGCCCGAGCACCCCCGATCCGTCGGAGGTGTCGCTCGGGTGCGCTCTTCCTTGATCCTCGTTCACTGCGACTACGCGGTTATGCCAGCCACGGAGTGGCCAGGACGTCCACCACGTCGCGGTTAATGTTGGTAGCGCCGTTCGCAGAGCGCTCCGCTTTGACGACTTCCAGAGCCGCTGCACGATCGCTGGGCGACACCACGAGCAGCTTCGGGCGCACGCCCAGCGGTCGACCGTTATCGCCCTTCAGGCCGCTCATCTGAGCGTAAAGATCGTTGAAGGAAGAGGCGTCGATGGCTTCTTTACTGGAGAACGCCAGCTGCCACAGCCCGTAACCCGCATTCAGACGACCGTCCACCCCATACACGTACTTGTTCTGGAAGAAGGTGTTGTCGTCGGTCTCGCGGTCTTTGGTCACGAAGCTGTACGGGCGGCGCTTCTGCAGAATGATCGGCCGGATGACCCGGGAGGTATCCAGGAGGAACCACGGCTTGCCGCTGCCGCCCTGGTGGTTACTGACGGAGGTTTCCTTTCCGTTCTTGTCGAGGACCGGATGGTCGGTATCGAAGAAGTTCTGCCCGTCGTAGCACTCGCCGGTAAAACCGTTCTGCAGCAGGCTGTAGACCAGTTCAGCGGGATGTTCGCGAGCATCCTGGCCCATCTGTGCCATCAGCGGCGTAAACAAGCCGTAGCTGTCGTCTTCGATGGCCTCACGACCAACGCCCACCGTGTTCTCGAACGTCTTGTTCTTGATGGTGAAATCGTGGGTGCCGATGTTTTGGATCACCCGGTCGCCGAGCCATTCACGGAACCTGGTCGTCGAGCCGAGCCAGCCGTAGGTTTCTTTCGAGGTCGTGGACGTGGTCTCCAGAACGATCTGGTCGTAGTCCACCTCGGCGCCGTTGAAGGCTTCCTGAAACGCGGCTTTGTAGCCGGTGAACAGGAAGTCCAAATTCTGGCGATTAATTTCCATGCTCTTGCCTCCTCGGCTTGGCGGTTAGATCGCGACCCACACGCCGGTCGCGTCGACGTCGTCGATTCTGCCAGCGATGGATCGGGTTCCAGTTCCGTCGGTAGCCGCCACCGTGTGGTCATCCACGATGTAGGCGTCGGAACCGATGTGCGCCCGGGTGATTTCATCCGCGTCGGCGCTGTTGTCGAAGCAAAACACTCCCCGGGAGGAGCGAATGCGCTGGTCGCCGGCCGCACCATCGGTATTGTCGATGTGCTCGTCGGCACGGCCCCGGGCCACCAGATCGGTCGCCGTGGCGCCAGGTACAGCATTGCCACTGGCGTCCAGACACATCAGGGCACCGGCGAAGATGCGGGTGTTGGCAGCAACCGGGTCGCTATGCAGATCCCCCGCTTTCAGCAGGGTGTTACGGTCTTTGCTCAGGGCCACGGCTAGTCCTCCTTCGCGGCTTTGTATTGATCAGCGGTGATCCCCATGCGGGAGCACACCGCCAACTCGTCCTGGGTGAGGCCGGTCTTGTCATCGGCCGGCGCCTCACCTCTGGTCTGTGAACCCTTCAGCGCCGCCAGGGGCTCGGCGGCGCCCAGATACGCGGTCAAAGCCGCGACATCTTTCTTCGCCAGACCCCGTGCCCACGACTCCAGGGGTTTCACCAAGCGCCCATCTTCCAGCGCGCTTTCGATCATGGCGTCGACGTCCTTTTCTTCGGACGCCTTGACCCGGGCGGAAAGCGCGGTGATCTCGTGCTTCAGACCGTCGACCGTATCGATCGGGACGTACTTCGCGGGATCCGGACCGGCGGCTGCCTTTGCTTTCAAGGCAGTGCATGCCGTTACAACGGCCTGGTCATCGGCGTTTTCGTCCAGCGAAAGCGCTTTGCGCAGATCAACCAGCGGATCCTTCTGCAGACGAGCAGACAATGCGGCCACCACCTGCTCTTCGCCCGCGTCGTCTTCCAGGCCGAGGCTGGCGTTCAATGCAGTGAGGGCTTTGTCCTCCTCCACATCGTGAGCCAGGCCCATGGCGGTAAGCAGCATCTTGAGCAGTTCATTCACGGGGTCTTCCTCCGTTTCGTGGTTAATCCCGAACGTCGCTGCGGCCCGAAGCGCTATTGCCTCCATGCCGTCGATCGCCGGGGTGTTGGTAAGCGCACCCATATGGACGTCCTGGACCTCGCCGGTGCGTCGGTGATAAGCGAAGACAGGGCTGAAATATCGATATTCACCATTTGTGACGAATTCGCGGGCGCGACTGGTCAGCTCGATCGTTGCCCAGAGGCCACTGCCATCCCGCCACTCCAGTGACTTCCACCAGCCAGCGGCGGGTGCCGGCTGACCGTTCTCGTCCTTGTTGAGCGTCTGATGCTCATAGTCCAGAACCAGCGGGGTCTTCCTGGCGTTGAATCGCTCGATGACACGCTGTGCGATGTCAGCGTCGATGTACCAGCCAGGCACTTTCAGCTCGCGACCGTCACTCGGTAAGAATCGGCCGGCGGGCGTCACCTGCAGAGACACCAGGTTGTCGGTGGGCGCTGTCGGCAGCGAGAAGCTGCAGGGCGCAATGGCTATGAGGCGCTTTCGTTTCATAGCGCCATCATCCTGGGCGGTGGCCAGCGGGGTCTTTTGAACGAGGGCAAAACTTGAACAATTTGGCGGGCACAGCGCCGGGGACGACAATCGCCGGGCCGACCCGGGGGGATTTAGGGTCGACGAGGATTTATAAACGATTTATGGGCCTGGAAAGCGATCTCGGGCTACCGTCGGAGGGTTACGGGGTCGCGGCGGCTTCTAGGGCCGCTTAGCCCCGGGCCGCTTTTTCGAGCCGTATGCGTGCCAAACGGACCATGTGGAGGTCCTGATCGTCATTGGTGCCGAGCCACTTTCTAGACGGAATATAGATCGGCCCGACGATGGGATGTTGGATCCAACCGCCGAGGTGCTGAATTGCCCCGTAGACACGGTTGGTACCGAACTCCAATCCGCCGGCATCGTACTGGCCGACGAGCGTACCGCTGAGATAGCCCCGGAACGTCAGGATCTTATCCTTGTTGCGATGCTTACGCTTCCGCCAGGCCGGGCTGAGCGCCTCCCACGGCTTGCCCTCCGGCGACCGTTGCTCACGGAACCGCTCGCGGTGCACGCGGCGAAGGTATTCAATAATCTCCTGATAGAGCGGGATCGGGTTCTGCAGCTCGCCGATCATGCGGCCGAGCGTGGCCTGGGCCCGGGAGCTATCCAACTCGATTCTGGCGCCTGCCATTCAAACCTCCTAAACTAAGCGTCCGGCTTGCGCATGTGCTGCCCCCGGCAGTTGGGCCACCAGGTGCGTAAGCTGCCCGCTGGAGCCGGCCAGCGGGATCCTTACTCTTCGTCTTCCCGCCGATACAGCCTGATGCCCAGGCGCATATCGTTGATGTCCCCCGACTCCAGCTGGAATGCCGTGATGCCCGCCCAGCCGGACTCGCTCCACTCAAACACCGCCAGGGCCGGCACGGTCATGCCGGGGAGCAGATAGCGCGCCAGGTAACGCCGGCGCACCACCGCCACCTTGCGCGCCGCCTGCCACTCAATGCGCACCCAGATCTCGTCGGGGCTCTGAATCGCGTCGGCCAGCACCTTCATGAAGCGGCCCCGGCCGTTCTTGTCCGCCTTGAGGGCGCCAGTGCGGCGCTGCTCGAAGAGTCCGCGGCCGATCGCCAGCGTTTCACCCAGGACGTCCCTGAAGAGCCGTGGCCGGTCGAGCGTTGCGCCGAACTCTTCCAGGAAGGCTTCGGCATACCGTTCCTCACTGAGACCCTCCTGCAGCAACCGGCTGGCCGGCGCGATGCGTGCCGGCGGCATCGCATCCGGGGCGCGCCGGTTCGGCAGCCCTGGGCCACCCATGGAGCCGGCGATCGGCGGATCCGGCCGCTCCGGCGGCACGGCGCCTTCCAGCCGGCTCCGGCCGGGGATGTGGTCGAAGCCCGGGTCCAGGCCCTCGGGGACGCGCACCGTGCGCGGGCCGTCCGGGCTGCGCTGGCCGATCTCCCGGGTGACCCAGTTGATCGGCGGCGCCTGGTCGGGGCCACTCTTACCCATGTCTTCCAGATCCAGATCCGTAACGCCCGTCACCGAGCACTGGCACCCGTAGGCGTTGATCGGAAAGTGGGTGCGCCACCACGGGTCGTCTGCAGGCAGCACCAGGCCGTTCCACGAGAGGTGTAGCTCCCGTGGGTTCGTCACCGCGTCTGAGTGGTTGTACTGCCAGTAGGGGATCGCATCTCGGGCATCCCACAGCTGCTGGTACCGGCCGGCGTTGTAGCTGGAATAGAGGTTCGTGTCGTAGATGATCCGCGAGCGCCACTGCCGCCCGCCGTTGTAGTCCCACCCGTGGCGCTCAACGATGCGATCGAAGTCCTTACGGAACTGCTCCAGCGTACCGCCGCCGGCGATGGCGTCCTCCACCGCTTCCCGGAAGTCGGCGACGATCGCGTTCCGGTTCGCGCCGGCGACCATGAAAGCAAAGTCGTGCTCGGCGCCGTAGATATCAGTCCAGGCCTGGGTCGGGACGTTCAGCTTCTGCCGAAAGAAGTTGATCTGCTCACGGAAGGGTACGGATCCGTAGCTAGCGGAGGGCATCCGGCGACTCCTCTGTGACCTCATTGCGGCCGGCGAGGTGGCTGGCCGCCATCGCTTCGGCGAGCGCATCCGCGTACTGGTCGAGGGTCATTTGCGGGTACAGCTCCACGAGCCTGGACCGGAACTCCTCCAGGGACTCGACGTCGTCGAGCAGAGCCCGTGCCTGGTCGATCCAACGATCGGTGATCGGCCGCAGGGCTTCGCGGGTCCGTTCCAGCATCTGCCCTGGCGGTGCCGGAGTCTCGTCCAGCGTTGGTCGTTGTGCCGCCGCCGATGCCACCGCAGGGCGCTCGCCAGCAGCAGGCCGGCTGGGCATGGCCAGGATATCCTCGCCGTCCTCCGGCTCCGGTATAGCGACCCGCTCCTGGGCCCACTGTCGCGGGATCTGAAAGCCGAGGCGAACCAACGACGGTAAAGCCTTGGCGTAATCCGCCAGGTCTTCGGCCTGCTGGGTGTTGAAAACGAACCGTGGGCAACGTGCCCAGCTTTCGGTCAGCCCATTCAGAACCGCCATGGGATACACCAGATCCCGACTGATGGTTTTGGCGACCTGGCCGGCATCCGAATCGCGCAGGTCCAGCCGGACCTCGTTGTGGACATTGCCGAGTGCGTTGGTGCTGGTTTTGCCATCGGCTTGGCTGGTCAGCGTGCCGCCCAGGATCGCCTTGGATTGCGTCTTCTCGCACCAATCAATCATCAGCTCAAAGGCGGCCGGGTCGCCTTCTGCGGACTTCAGGAATTCCAGCTCCATGCCGCTGGGGACGATGCCCGCCGCGTTGTGACCCAGCTGAGCCAGCGCCCGTAGCAGGGCGAGTTTCTCGTCCTTGGTAGCGCCAGATGGATATTTGCCGACTCTCATGGGGATCCCGTAGATCTCCAGGAATTCAGCCAGGTCACCGACGGAGTAGTTCTTGAAGAGGTAGGGCCACACCAGGACTCGAAACAGAGCCGCACGCTCCAGGTAGCCGGATTTCGCCTTATGGGTGTGGGTGATCCAGCCAAACGGCTCCAGTTCAATCCCGCCGGCGACACCACGCAGTCGGATCTCTTGCCGTTGGCCTCTAACCAGCTGAAACCAGGATTGCGGGCGGTGGATGATACCCCGTGGTACCCAGTCGCCGTCGACTCGATGCCACCCGTCGAATTCCAGATTGGCGAAGGCCTTCCCGATCGCATCAGTGATATCGAAGATGGTGTCTTCCAGATCCTCCAGCCCCATCATGAGTTCCTGCAGGGCCTTGGCGTTGTCGCGCTCCCGCTGGGACGGGTTTTTAGGCGGCACGATGTCCCACTCCAGACCGAGGACGGCCCGGCGCCGTTTACCCATCTCCGACATGATGTGGCCGTCTTTCTCTTCCATGTCCTCGAACAGCTCGTACTGACCGACGATGTCGCCGGTCTCGGCCTGGTCGAGAATTGCGGCCAGCTTTGAGGGGGTCATGCCCCTGGATGGGTGGCCGGCGAACTCATGGTGTAAACCAACCATGTGGGCGGTCTGGGGCTCTTTGGGTGCGCCCTTTCGGACATCACTGCGGCTGAGCATTCGCGTTGCCGCCGCGCGAATCGACTTCATTACCATGCTTGGGGCTCCGGCAACTGCAGGTCGTCATCGCCGTCTATGACGTTGTCGAACCCGCGACTGTGTTTGGGGAGGGGAGTGAACTCGATACCACCGGCATCCATCCAACTGGCGCGGACTGCCATTACCAGCGCTACAGCGAAGTCGCCGTGCCGCTTCTTGGAGCCGGTGAGCGCGTCGAGATCCTTCTGGCGGCCCTTGTCGATCTGAGGAACGCCTTTGATCACTTTTATCTGGAGCAGGTCATCCATGACGCTCTGGTGGCGCGGCAGCTCCAAATTGAAGGATTCGAACTCTCCCTTCATCTTGGGCATCCATTCGTGATACCACGCCTGGCTCAGGTTCACCTGGTCGACCATCGTGCTGCCGTAGCGCAAGCCTGCCTGCTCGGCCAGATACCCGCCGTTGCCGGTCGCGTCGAAAGCGGAACCGGAGAAACGGGGCAACCGATCCAGGATGAAGTACATGATCTGGCGCTGCTGCTCATACGTGACGCCACGCAGCTCCACGGCGAACGGTACCCGCTTACGCAGGTTCGGCAGAATCGCCAGCGGGGCGAACACGGTGAGGTCTCCACGGCGGGCAAAGTCTTCGCCGAAGACGTGGCGATGCCCGTGTTCGAGCTTATCCAGCTCCGGAGCCAGGTTCTCAACGCACCAGGCTTCTATTTCGGCCTCGCGCTGCGCGGGTGTCCAGCTTTCGAAGGACTCCGGGGCTTCATAGCGGTAAATGGGAATCGACCGGTCGGCCACCATCGCGGCCTCGATCAGAACGCGGCTGAGGTAGTTCCCGCCGGATCGTTTGGGCACGCACCCGTACTCTTCGTCCGCACTGTCGGCGTTGGGCGCATTCTTGTAGAGGTCAGCCCTCCACTTCTTCTCGCTTTCGGGTGACCATTCCTGACCCGTCACGTAACAGATTCGCTTGTAGAGCCCCTCGGCGATGGCCAGGTCGAGCGTAATGCGGTGCACGCTGTAGTCCTTACGTCCTTCACGCGCATCTTGGATGTACTGGTTAAAGGCGTTGTCGACGCCATTATGGGTGCTGATCAGCCGGACCTTATTGCCCCACATCGTCAGTGCCAGAGCGGCCTTCAACAGCTCCTCCAAGGATTCATGGAATGCGGCTTCGTCGATCACCACGTCACCCTGCAGGCCCCGCAGGTTGCTCGGGCGGGAGCTGAGTGCCTGGATCTTCCGGCCGCTCTTCGGGAAGCGGATCATGTAAGTTAGGATCTCTTCCTTCTTCCCGTCGTCCCAAAAGCTCTGCTCGTAGACGTCGGCGGTTGCCAGCTCATTGAAGGCCCGAGCAAAAAGCGCGCAGGCGGCGATGTACTCCAGCGCCATCTCTTGCTTGCTGCCGACGTAGAACGTATTGCAGCCACCACGACTGCGTGGCTTCGCGGCGTTCATCACGTTCCGGCCGGCTTCCGCCCATGTCAGGCCAGTCCGCCGGGATTTTTCCGCGATCATGATCTGGCTTTCGTCCTCGAACCAGCGCTGCTGGTACGGCAGAAAGATAGCCTCGCCACCCGGAATGGACTCGGCGATGTTGTCAGGCACATCGACGCCGTAAAGCTCCATCTCTTCGGATAAGTCGATCTTTCTCGGCGCGCCAGTGGGCTGCATCACTTTTTCCCCAGCAGGATATGCTTGATTCGACCCTCCAGGTCCTCGCTCATGCCGTCGCTGCCGCGCATCTCTTCAAGCCGCTCCTGCTGCTCGTTCAGGACCTGCTGGCGCACTTCTGCGGCCAGGCGCTTCTGGCTCACGCTGGCCCGACCGAGGTCGGCGATCGCTTTCGCGATTTTGCCGATGTCGCCCGGGGCCATCTCGATCTCCATCACCACGCCGAACAACTTCTCCTGCACCAGGCGCATCAATGCTTCGTTGATTGCGCCCTCGTCGTCCGGGGCCTCGGCGACAACGGCGCGGGCCTGCTCGGTGACCAACTTCACGCTGTCCAGGCGGTCTTTGAACGTGGAGCCGTAGCGATGCAAGCTGCTGCTCGCTATGTCGATGCCGCGCTCCTTACAGAGCGCCTCTAGCTCCGTGTAGCCTGAGAAGCCGCGCTGAACCAACTGCTGGTCCAGCCACTGCTTGTCTTCAGCGCTCAGCCGTTGAACTTTCGATACCTGCGGCATAGGCGCCTCACCAGTACTTTTCAGGGCGGGCGATGCCGGGGAAGCAGGGAACCGTGTACTCCGCCACGTCGACGCCGTAATGGTTCAGCTTCGCGCGCCAGAAGCCGCTGGGATCACGTTCTATCTCAACGAGTTTCCGGTCCTCCAGGTACTCAAGCTCGCGCCTGACCTCGGTCAGCGTCGCATCGGGAAAAATGCCCTGCACGGTCTGCACGACGAGCTGCTCATGGGCGCCGATCGGGCGCGCGTTGTTTAGTGTCAGGATGAGACTCCAACGCATGCTCTCCCGACGCACTTTCCTATGATCCACGTTTCGCCTCCCTCAGCTGCACGTTTTCTAGTTTCATCGCCAGACCGTCCAACTTGCTCTCTATCAAGCTCTGCCCCCGGATATAGTCCTCGCGCCTGACGTACTTCTCCGGCAAGTCCGCTTTGAGTTCGAGCAGGTCCCGCTCGACCTTCGCGATCTGCCTGGCGCTAACGTCCTTCGCGTCATTCAGTCGGGTCAGTTCCTTGTCCAAGTTCTCGAACTTTGTATCCAGGTGCGCCTGGAAGGCTTTCTCCAGGCGCCGGCTCATGGCGTTAAAGATCACGATGACGCTGATCACGATCGCCAAGAACTTGCCGACTTCAATCGACAACTCACTCATCGCGCCCCCCGGTGCCGTGGCGGTACTGCTCAAACTTCAGGCCTGCGCATTCCCCATACAGGTCGTACATCTTTTTCAGCACCACCGGGCATTGGTTCGGGTCATTGCTCGGCTCCGGCAGGTTCGCCGGGCACGGCCCCGCTGAAACCTCCGGCTGCGGCTTGGATAGCTCGCTCACGGCTGTCCTGGAGGATGCGCATGACGCGAGCGCTATAACGGAGATCAGCACGCAGGTCAGCGTTCTCAGATAACGCATCTCGAAGCTCCTGGGTCGTGGTTTCATCGAATCGATATTTTTTCGCCAGCATCTGCGAGATGCGCAGGCTGGCGGCGTCGGCTTCCTGCACCAGCTCTTGGTGGCTGGCGAGGATGGCATTGAGCTTGTCGACGGCCGCGCTACTCGTTTCGGCCTCCACGTTGGTGGCGCCGTAGTCGCTCCCAAAAAAGAATCCGCCCGTTGCCGAAAGCACCGAGCACACGACGATGGCGAGCAGCCAGCGGGCAATCATGGGCAGACCCCCGCGCCCCAGCCGGCCCGCTCATACAGCGGTTCCCACCGATGCAGGATGGCCCTGGGGTAGTGACGATTTTCGCGGAATGCTGCGGCAGAACGGCCCGCGTTGAACCGCTCCACCGAATTAAACCAGGCGCGCTGGTCGGCCCCGGAAGCCGAGGCGAGCCTCTGGTCTTTGTAGATCCATCCGAGGCCACCGTTGTAGGCGGCCAGTGTCATCGCCCACCGTTCGCAGGTGGGCGTCGCCTGGATGCGTTCGTACAGCCAGCGGTCGTAGAGCACGAGCGCCTGCAGGGCCCAGCCCGGGCTGTACGGTTGCCGCTCGCCGAGGTGGTCGGGATACAGGTCGGCGAACCAGTCCGACGTGGCCGGCATGAACTGCGCCAGCCCTTCGGCGCCGACCGGCGATTTTGCATCGTGCCGCCAGGCGCTCTCTTGATGCACCTGGGCGGCCATCGTCGCGATTGGCGCGTCGAGGCCCCAGTGAGCGTGTGCGGCACGGATCAGCGTGCGCTGGTGGGTATGGGCGGCCCGTGGGATGTCATCCGCATAGGCCGGCTGGCAGGCGCTGACGGCGAAGGCCATGACGAGCAAGGTCAGCGTACCCAGCATCGTGATGTAGCCCCTGCGTTGCAGGCGAGTCATGGCTATAGCCCCAGCGTCAGGCCAAGAATGCATGCCAGGACAATGAGCGAGCGAGCGACCAGAGCGGCCGCTGCCAGGACCACCATCCGTGTTGCATCATCGCCCTCGGCGCGCCTTATGAACTGGTCGATAAATGTGTGCGGGCGTGCGTAGGGAAAGAGGCTGCGGCCGATCCAGTAGCCGACGACGCCGCCGAGAGTCACCAGCGCGCCTTTGTACAGAACGACGAGTAATTGCTGCGGCTGGAACAACGCGATGGCCAGGAGCAAGCCGATAGTGATCATCAGCCAGCCAGTAAGACGAGGAATATGCATGAGCTTCTCCGGTTTCCAATGTCAGAAAACGACTACGCCCCCAACATAGGGGGCGCAGCGAAGAAACTCTTTTGAACGCGGGCAAAACCGCTATTTAACGGTCGTCGGCATGTTGATGCGTTGGTGGATCCGGATCATCTGGCCGTCACCATTGAACAGGACTGCCAGCTGCTGAAGGTCGGTGTTCACCGAGGTCCCACGGGCGCGAGACTCGACGTACTGCCAGATATAGAGCTGGTTGCCGTCGCTGGTTGTCACGACCTTGTAGGGCTCGCCCAGCAGCTCGCGCGCTTCGCTCACCGTCGTTTGCCCGGGGTGCAGCTGCTCCACGTTTTCCGCGTGGAACGGCGTTCCGGACGTGGCCGTGGCGCAGCCGGTGCAAAGCGCCGCGAGCAGTACGGCAGCAGATATCAGTCGCATTTCAATCCCCTTTTCCTTGTCGTTTTCGGATGAGTAAGACGGCCCGGATCGCCTCGATGTCAGCGCCGTTCTCCTGCAGTACTCGCTGCTCGACCCGGAGCACGCTGTTCGCCCATGTCGCCGCGACCGCGAGTGCGGCAGCGAGCAACAGGAAGCCGACGACGCTGGCCGGGCCCGGCGATGGGCCAACCCCAATCGCCGCGAGGAACCTATCACTGGAGACCAGAAAAAAAGCGGCTACGACCGTCAGTAATGTGGCGATCTGTTTGTTCAGGATGAGCGCCCAGGCCGAGTCACGCCGCTCACGTTCCAGCCGGGCCAGGCACCGCCTCAGCTCATCGCTGGAGTATTGGCTCCAGCCGCCGGACTCATGGTTCAGGTTGACCGTGAACTGTGGCCCCGTCGAGATACTGCCGTGATTGTTGCCCCCAATGGAAATAGTCACGTTTCGCGGCTCCACATCGGTTGGCAACTCGTCGGCGTCTTCCTGTAGGCGCTGAATGAACTCATCCAAATCCTGCTTACTGCCCATGTTCCCTCCCAGGTAGGCGGGAGAGTGGCTGGCGCTATTGATTCACGACCAAGCGCATCACCCTCTCCATCTTATTGTCGTCGACATCACCGGACTCCTCTTCCAGGAAGTTGTAGACCTCGACTGCTTTTTTCAGCAGTAGGCGCGCCGGCCATTTTTTTCCTTTCCGAGACGCCACGTCTTCCAGAGCCTCAACGATCCGGACCATCCGATCGACATCGATCAAACCGGTCAGCGCTGACCGGTTTGGTGATTGGTTCTCATTCTCGCTTCCCTGCCGAGCCCCCGTGACGACATAGACGATATCGACACCGACACCAGAAAGTGCGGAAAGCTGCACCGAACTGGGCGACGTGGACCCTTTCTCCCACTCGATGACCGTTCGCTTTGATGCGCCAGCAATGGCGGCGAAGTCAGGCTGGTTCAGGCCCAGGCGGCGCCGTTCGTCGCGCAGGCGCCCCCCGATTAATGGTGCAGATTCCATCACTTTTCCTGTTGACTCATGGTGCAGATACCTGCACCATGCTTACAAACATCTACTAAACATCTTATAGCAACGGCAGGAGGAGCCACGGGCATGGCAACCCCGCAATCACTGACACCGGAACAGGTCAAAGAGCGCTTTCGCGCAAAAGGTCTGACCGTTACCCGATGGGCCGAAGAAAACGGCTACCCACGCAACGCTGTATACCGCGTCCTCAACGGGTTCGATAAAGCCCACTACGGCCGCGCCCACGAAATCGCTGTGGCGCTCGGCCTGAAAGGCGAGGCCGCAGCGGCATGATCATCAACGTTCCGCTCTCGCGAACGCGCCGCCTTTTTCCAGCAGGCCATAGAGCAGGCTCATTGGGTGGAGCATGTCGGCCGAAAACCCGACGTTCTCGCCCCGATCAGCGCGCTCATACAGCTGGCGCCGATCGCGCAGCCTTGGTTCCAGGTCGCGTATCACCGCTGGGGCATGGTCACTCAACACTTGCAGCAGCTCATTCAGCGCCGCGCATACGCCAGCGGCTGAATCGTCCGCTGCATCTACGAGTGCAGCCAGCTTCTCCATGTTTTCTTCCGCTGCACGTGCCCGCGCTTCCAGGGCCTCAATCGTGCTCGCCATACGGCGTCTCCTTGCGTCGATTAATGATGCCGGAATTACCGCATAGAGCAACCCTGTTTCACCAGATGCAACGCCGGGGTTTGTTTGGAAGCCGTCATGAGGGGGGCTTCCAATGAGCCGGAGACGTTGGAACAAGCGGGTTCCCAGCAACCTTTGCCAAGCCTTCGAGTGGTGCAAGGACTACGCGCTGGACGTCCACAATCTGAGCGTTGAGCAAATCGCTGAGGGCATGGGGATCGCGAACCACTGGGTGCTCTATAAGTGGATTGCCGGGGCCAACATGCCGGCGGTCAAGATTCCTGCCTATGAACGGGTCTGTGGCGTGACCTTCGTAAGCCGCTGGCTAGCCGCGAGCGGTGGTCGCATGGTGGTCCAGATCCCCACCGGCAAAACGCCTTCCGCTGCCGAAGTCCTCACTCTGCAGGGCGAGTGCAGCGACGCGATCAGTGCCCTGATCGCCTTCTACAACGGCAAGACCGAAGCACCCGAAACCATGGCGCGCTTACGCCGCGCAATGGAGGGCCTTGCTCACCATCACCGCAACGTTGAGCAGCACCGCACGCCGGAGCTGCCCCTTGATATTCCGGAGGACGATTCATGAGACCAAGCATGTTGAAACCTGGCCAACCGCTGATGGTGAGCTGCCCGCTGGGCGGCGCCGAGTCGCGCGAACGCCTGGCGTATTTCGTCCGGCGTGAGCCGGCACGAGGGAAAGGCCAGCCGGCCAAGTGTTTCCTGCGCTTCCCTGACTACGCCGGGCTGGACGGCCCTGACGACGACGGCACCTGCCAGATCAGCGACTACGAGCTGTCACGCCGGGGCCGCTACCCGGAGGAGCTGCGCCATGTCAGCTGATAAGGCGACCTACCTGCACAAGGGGGTGCGCGTTCTGAAGGCGCTGAAGGGCCACACGCTGGCCGGCATGAGCAACCAAGAGCTGTGCCGCGCGACGGACCTTACCCCGTCCGGGATATCCCGAATCATGCAGGTGCTGATTGAGGAAGGTTTGGCCGAGCGCCGCCAGGACGGCCGGTTCTCACTCTCGATCAGCATGCTGCAGATCGCGCAGTCCCACGCGAACGAGATGCAGCGCGCCCAGGACCGGATCAACGAATTACAAAGCCGAGTCGCAATCGGCGCTCAGTAGTTTCACGTCGAGCCATAGAACGGGGGTCAGACCACATGACGAAAGCGAAAGAAACCAAGGCGGAAGTGCAGCTCAGGAACGAATGGGTCGAGCATTCGCGCGAGATCACTGAAGCCTATTTGGATGGCCAGCCCTACGACCGGCTGCGCCTGGTCAACGAAGCGGGCTGGTGCCTGGCGCAAAGCGCTGAGGCCATGCTCGAGGCCGGCAAGCGCTTGCTGGTCATCCGCGAGCATGAGCCACACGGGGAGTTCATTGAGATCGTCGAACAGCGGCTGGGAATGAGCGAGCGCATCGCACGGCGGCTGATGCAGGCGTCCGCGAAATTTCTGTCGCCGCGCCTGCAGGGCAAAACCAAGCAGCTGGCCGCACTCGGCAAAACCAAACTTTATGAGCTGATGCTGGAGGACGATGACGATCTCGAGGCGCTGGCCGAGGGCGGCACGATCAACGGCATGACGCTGGACGACATCGACACAATGAGCAGCCGCGAGCTGCGCAAGGCACTCCGCGAGGCACGCTCCGACGCGACCGCCAAGGACGAGGTGATCGCGGATAAGAACAAGAAGCTGGACTATCTCTCGGCGAAGAAGAAGCGCCTCAAACCCACCACACCCGACGAAGACAGCAAGGCCATCAGAATCGAGGCCGCGGATCTCTGTTTCCAGGCCGAGGCGCTGATTCGCGGGCAGGTTCACGAATCCCTCAAGGCGGTCCTGGCCCACGGTGCAGACAACGGCATCGACGTCGACGCCTGGCTCGCCGGCCAGCTCGATCAGCTCGATCAGGCGTTGCTGGAAGCCCGCGAGGACCTCGGCATCCATCGGTCCGTCCATGGCCCGGAATGGGAGGGGCACGTCGAGGGGGGCGGCGAATGAATCCGGCAATGACCGAACAACTGATCGCGATCGCCCGGCGCGCTGAGAGCGCCGGTCACGGCCGCAAGAGCCAGATCTACGCCGAGGCCGCTCAGGACATGGGCGTCAGCGTGGCGACGCTGCAGCGCCGGCTCAAGACGGTTTCCGATCGCCCGCGCCGGCGGCGCCGGAGCGACGCCGGCAACAGCGCGCTGGGTCACGACGAAGCCCTCCGGATCGCCGCGTATCTCAGGGAGAGCCAGCGCCGCAACGGCAAGCGCCTGGCGTCGATAGAGGACGCGGTGGAAGTGCTTCGGGCCAACGGCCAGATCATGGCGGGCCGCGTCGACGAGGAAACGGGCGAATTCCAGCCGCTGTGCACCGCCACCATCGGCCGGGCGCTGCGAGGCTATGGCCTGCACCCGGAACAGCTGCGACGGCCATCGCCGAAGATGAAGCTTGCCAGCAAGCACCCCAACCACGTCTGGCAGATCGACCCCTCGCTCTGCGTGCTCTACTACATGCCCTCCAAGGCCGGCCAGGCCCTGCAGGTGATGGAGGAAGACCGCTTCTACAAGAACAAGCCGGCGAACATCCGGAAGATCGAGAAAGAGCGGGTCTGGCGATACGTGATCACCGACCACACCAGCGGCGTGATCTACGTGCACTACGTGCTCGGGGCCGAGTCCGGTAGGAACCTGGTCGACGCGTTCATCGGCGCGACTCAGAAGCGCCACCGCGAGGATCCTTTCCACGGTATCCCGCGCCTTGTGATGGTGGATCCGGGTTCGGCGAACACCGGCGCGGTATTCCGCAACCTGTGCCGGGCGCTGGGCGTCCACCTGCAGGTGAACGAACCGGGCAAGCCCTGGGCGAAAGGCCAGGTCGAGAAAGCCAACGACACGGTCGAGCGCTCGTTCGAGCACCGCATGCGGTTCATGCAGCGGCCGCCGACGTCGCTCGAGGAGATCAACCAGGCGGCGCACGGCTGGATGCGCTGGTTCAATGCGATGAAGCCGCATAGCCGCACCGGCAAGCCGCGCTACGCGGTCTGGCAGACGATCACCGAGGAGCAGCTGATCGTTGCGCCGGCGCCGCAGGTGATGCGTGAGCTGGCGGTTAACGCGCCGTTACCACGGAAGGTGACCCCGAGCCTGACGATCAGCTATCGCGGCCAGACGTTCCCGGTCGGCGACATCCCGAACGTGGCGGTTGGCGAGCGGCTGCTGGTGACGCGCAACCCGTGGCGGGATGACGCGGCGCAGGTGATCTACACCGACGATGAAGGCCGGGAGCGCATGCAAGTCGTCGAGGCGGAGCGGGTCAACGAATACGGGTTTACCCACGACGCGCCAGTGATCGGCGAGAGCTACCGCGCCCACGCCGACACTCACGTTGACACCGAGCGCAAGGCCGTGGAACGCCTCGCCATGGACGCGCCCACCGACGAAGCGGCCGCTCAGAGCCGCAAGAAGCAGGCGACCCCGTTCCAGGGCGACGTCGATGCGATGAAGCCGATCACCGACACGCGGCTGCCGGACTACCTGCCCAAGCGAGGCACGGATCTGGATATCCAGACGCCGAAGGTCGACCCCCTGCAGCTCAACCACGTCCAGGCCGCCAAGCGCCTGCACAGCCGCCTCGGCGACGCCTGGCGCGGCGGTGAGCACTTCCAGTGGCTGCAGCAGCGTTACCCCGACGGTGTGCCCGAAGACCAGCTGGAGGCGATCGCGGAGGCGCTCACACAGCGTCCGACTGCGCCCCTGCGCCTGGTGGGAGGTGAAGCCTGATGTTGGTGCTCAAACGTGTGCTGCAAGAGCGGAGCCTCAGCCAGTCCGGGTTTGCCCGGGAGCTGGATGTGTCACCGGCGACCGTCGCCCAGCTGGTCAACCACGGCATCTGGCCGAAGCGCCCGACGCCGACCGAAATGAAAGCACGAATCACCGAGATCTTGAGCGGAAGCGGCAGCGTGCCTGCCGATCTGTTCGAGGAAGATGACCGCGCCCCGGGTAGTGACCAGGACGCGGCCGAAACACCAGACCAATCCAAAGACCTGGAGAACGATATGTTACTACGTAAGCAAAGCCTCTCACCAGACGCCCGTCGTGCGTTCACCCTGGCGCGGGATCCGTTCGCCGAAGTGCGCAGCTCCGACGAAGTGTTCCTGACCAGCGATTTCCGCTACGTGCGCGAGAGCCTGCGCCAGACCGCGAAGCACGGCGGCTTTATCGCCGTCGTCGGCGAGTCCGGCGCCGGCAAGTCGACGCTTCGCAGGGATCTCGCAGAGTGGATCCACCGCGAGAACGAGCCGGTGATTCTGATCGAGCCCTACGTGCTCGGCATGGAAGACAACGACGTCAAGGGCAAGACCCTGAAGGCGGGGCACATCGCCGAGGCGATCCTCGCGGCCGTCGCACCTCGGGACACGCTGAAACAGTCCCCGGAAGCCCGGTTCCGTCAGGTGCACAATGCGCTGCGCGAATCCCACCGCGCCGGCCACCGCCACGTCCTGGTGATCGAGGAGGCCCACGGCCTGCCGCTGCCCACCCTGAAGCACCTCAAAAGATTCTTCGAGCTGGAGGATGGCTTTTCCAAGCTGCTCGGCATCGTCCTGATCGGCCAGCCCGAGCTGGGCCAGAAGCTGGACGAGCGCAACCCGTCGGTACGGGAAGTCGTCCAGCGCTGCGAAGTGGTGACCCTGCGGCCGCTGGATGACGAGCTGGAAGGCTACCTGCGCCACCGCTTCCAGATGGTGAACAAGCCGCTCGACCAGGTGATGGACGCCACGGCGATCGATGCGCTGCGCATCAAGCTGGCCGGCCGGGGGCAGTACTCCGTGCTGTACCCGCTCGCCGTGCACAACGTGGTCACCGCCGCGCTGAACGAAGCCGCGACGCTGGGCATTCCCCATATCACCGCCAACGTGGTCGAGGGGGTGTGACATGGCGAAGTACACGATCGAAATCGAAGACGCGAACGGGGCGGTGGTGATCACCGCGACAGGCTGCGCCAAAGAAGGCGAAAAAAGCCATGCCCAGGCCTTGTTGCTGGGGATCCTGTTCTCCGTGAAGCCGCTGCAGAAGGTGGGTGACGACATGGTTCGGCAAGGCGTCGTCGTCCCCGCTGCTCGCAAACAGACGGTGCACTAGGAGGCCCCATGAGCGAGGTAATCGATCTGAAAGAGAAGCCCGTCGTTCTGCGCTGGACCTGCGCCGATGTGGAGATCGACGGCCGCCAGCTGGAGCTGGCTGTCTGCCACGAAACCGATCGCCCGATGGTCATCGACTGGCGCACCGAGCGGGCCTGGGTAGGCCCCTGGGATGAGCTGGTGGGCGATGTCGCCGAGCAGCTGCGTGAGGAGGTGCCCCATGGCCGTTGAAACCGAGCAGCTGGAGTACTGGGCCGACGTGTTCTGCCTGCACGCGATCAGCAAGTACATGACGCTCGCGGCGTTCTTGGAGCATCCGGAGAAGTACTTCCGGGAGATCACCGGCGGCGACTACCGGCCCCTGCTGCCGCGCCAGAAGGGGGTGGTGGCCCGGATCCATCGGCGCTTCGACGATCTGGACGCGGCGATCGATGAACTGGAGGCGCAGGTCGAGGGCCTGCGCCGTATCGAGAACGGGCACTGCTACGAGCAGCTCAAGCATCACGCGAACGGGAGATGACCGTGGATAGAGACGACGCGATCCGAAGGATCAAGAAATGCCTGGCGCTGGCCAAAAGCCAGAACGCCAACGAAGCCGCCACCGCGCTCCGCCAGGCACACAGGCTGATGGCGGAGTGGAACGTCGAGCAGGGCTTTATCGACTGCATGGACGTAACCAAGGAGTCCCTGGACAGCGGTGCTCGACGGTACCCACCCATTTGGAAGTGCAGGCTGGCCCGAGTCGTGGCGGACGCCTTTGATTGTGAGGTGATCGTCCAAAGGACCGTGTTTTCCACCGATTTCGCGTTCATCGGTGCGTCACTGTCGCCGAAGCTTGCGACCTACGCCTATGACGTGCTCGAGCGTCAGCTCACCCGTGCCAGGTCGGCCCACGTGGCCGGCCTGAAGCGGTGCAAGCTCGCGACAAAACGCCGGCGCGGTGACGCCTTCGCCAACGCCTGGATATCCGCCGTGAGTGAGAAGGTCAGCGCATTCGCCGGTGCCGACGAAGTCACGGAACAGGCTGTTCGGGCGTATATGGATTGCTACCACCCGAACCTGGAGCGCCGGGAGCAACGAGCGAAGAAGTACCACGCCCGGGACGCCACGTCCTTCAATGCGGGTTATCAGGCAGGCCGCAAGGCCGAACTCAACCACGGCGTGGCCGCCGGCGATCGCCCGGCCCGCCTCACTCATTAGGGAGACCACCATGGATCTCGATCAAGTCATTCCCGACGGCTACATGCGCAACGCCGCCGGCCACCTGGTTCCGGAGGAACAGGTTCGCGAGCACGACAAGCTGCGCGACCAGACCGCCCGGGATCTGGCGTACGAGGCAATCCGCCTGCATGAAGCGCTCAAGGCGTTCAAGCGGCGCGCACTCGACGATATCGCCGACGTGGTGCGCATCAGCGCGGAGCGCTACGACGTGAAGCTGGGCGGCCGGAAAGGCAACGTCAGCATCGCCACCTACGACGGCGACCTGAAGGTCGTGCGGTCCTACGCCGAGCGGATCACCTTCACCGAGGAGCTGGAAGCGGCGAAAGAGCTGATCAACCAGTGCATCCGCGAGTGGAGCGAGGGCGGTAACAGCAACATGAAGGTGCTGGTGGACCGAGCTTTCCGGACCAACACGCAGGGCCAGCTGAAAACGAGCGCGATCCTGGATTTGCTTCGCTCAGATATTGATGACCCGGCCTGGCTGCGCGCCATGGAGGCGCTGAAGGACAGCATCCAGGCGGTCGGCACCTGCGTATATGTCCGGTTCTACCGCCGGGTCGGCCGCAGCGACAAGTACGAAGCCATCCCGCTGGATCTGGCGGCGGTATAACCCGAGGGGTGAGCTGATGCAGCCGAAACTACACGAACTAGCCAACCGGAACCGTGCTCGCGCGCCGTCGTTTCCCCACCAGGTGGGAAAGCTGGTGGTGGCGATCGAGCGCGGCGACAACCAGGCCCGCGACGAAACCCTGCAGAGCATTCGGGAGACGCTCCAGGGCGCGATCACCATCGGTGCCGGCGACGAGGCCGTAGCCGCCATGCAGCGGACGCTGGGCCGTATGACACAGTTGATCAAGGGGGAGCAATGACACAAGGAACGAAACGACTCACCGAGGAACTGCACCGCCTGGAGGCGCTGCCTCTCCGCGATATCCTCGACCAGATGGCCAAGACTGGCTCGCCAACGGTCGTTTGCGCCTTCAACGGCACCCAGGACAAGCCGGTGGCCGCCGTGGCGCTGATCACTGGACCGGACACCGCTGACCGGATTGAGGCGCTGGAAAAGCCCAACCGGGTGGCGGTGCCATATCAGAACCGCGTACATGCATGGATGCTGGAGTGCTTCGGCCAGAAGATCGCCAGCGATATCACGGAACGAAATCACCGGTTCTTAGAGGAGGCCCTGGAGTTGGTGCAGTCCACCGGCTGCACATCCACCGAAGCGCACCGGCTCGTGGACTATGTCTTCGGTCGCGCCGTCGGTGATCCACCGCAAGAGGTCGGTGGCGTCCGGGTAACTCTAGCTGCCCTTTGTCTTGCCGCCGGCATCGACGGCGAGGCGGCCGCCGAGACTGAATTGGCGCGCATCGTCCAGCCCGAAACGATCGAGCGTATCCGGGCAAAGCAAAGGCGAAAGCCTGCAGTCGGTCCGCTGCCGGGCGTATATCCCGAGCGAGATCCCGCCTGTTCTACCTCGCCCTCCGGGAAGCCGGATGAATGGTGGCGGGATCCGGTTAACTTCGGCCCGGACCCAGGCGGTTGGGACCAGCTCTGCCAGAACGTGGCAGCGATGCGTCGCGACGCGCAGCGATATCAGTGGCTGAGGGATCCCGACAACTTCGGCCCGGATGAGGGCGAAGGCCCAAGCGGTTGGGACCAGCTATGCGAGTTGGCTGGGGACGACTTCGACGCCTTCGTCGACGGGCGCATGGATCAGGATCACAAGGTGGAGTCTAGCGATGTACCTGAATGACAAAGACTTCATCGGGTGTCTGGTTGGCGGCGGCATCGTGTGCGCTCTTATCGGCTGGGGATTGATCGAGGGCGCCATCTGGCTCTCCGGCTTCGTCCATATCACGTTTGGTGGTGCGTCATGAATCAACGCACTCCCTCCTATAACTGCCATCGAGTATCTGCAGAAACCGGCCGGCGCCTGGTGGCGGATAGCAAACTGGAACTGCGAGAGGTAGCTACGGACGTGATGTCCCGTGTAATTGAGGGTACCGCCTCACCATTCGCTCTCATTCGACGTTCGGACCTGGCGCGCCTTAAGCAAGCCGTAGAGCAGGAGGACGCGTGAAAGTCGGTCGTTGCCCTATCTGCCACCACCACCTCGATCTGCAGGCTCTGGCACAGGATGAGTCTGCCCGGGACCTGCTGGCCCTGGTCGCCAAGACGCCGCACACGGTGATGATGCCCCTGCTCTCGTACCTGGGCCTGTTTCGGCCGGAAAAGCGTGACCTGGCCAACGACCGGGCGCTTCGCCTTGCCGAGGAGGCCCTGGAGCTGACCACCGATCAGCACCTGCTGGCGGCCGCGATCAGAGAAACCGTTGAGCAGATCCATAGAAAGCGCCAGGCCGGCGAGAACGGCCAGCCGCTGAAGAACCACAACTACCTGAAGCAGGTGATGAAGGGCATCGCGGACCGGATCGGGCAGTCGGTACCGCAACGTGGCGCGCTGCAGGGCAAGGACGATACCCAGCAGCGAGACGTCGCCCGGGCTGACGACGACGCGGCCTGGCGCCGGCAGATGCGCCAGCTGGGTTACGACCCCGATTCGGCCGCCAAGGGCGAGGTGAGGAAACTGAACGATGGCTGATGCAGACCAGAAGCGCCGGGATCTCGCGAAGATACACATCGCTCGCAAAGAGCTGGCGATGGACGAAGACGCCTACCGCCTGATGCTGCAGTCAGTCGCCGGCGTGACGTCCTCGGCGAAGTTGTCGGCGCGTGGCCGGGCCAAGGTGCTGCACAGGCTGCGCCAGCTGGGCTGGAAGCCGAAAACCAGCGCCCGCCCTCGGCGCCGCGTGACAGCCCAGCAGCCCCAGGATAAGAAGATCCGGGCGATCTGGCTGGATCTCGCTGAGCAGGGAGTCGTTCGCGACCGCTCGGAGCAGGCGCTGGGGCGCTACGTGAAGCGCCAGACCGGCGTCGAAGCGCTCGATTGGCTGGACGAACGCCAGGCCGCGAAGGTGATCGAGGCCCTCAAGGCCTGGCGCCAGCGTTTCATTGATGCAAAAGGGGATACCGATGAACCAGCGTGACTCCAACATGGAAATCCGCCGCAACGAGCTGCTGGAGGAAGTGCAGGCCCACACCCAGCAGATTCTGGTCGAGCACGGCATCGATGAGGATCTGGCCGAACAGGCCGGCTGCGCGATCTGCGATCGGCTGGCGGACACCTGGGGTGGGCAAGTCGTGACCTTTCCGAAGGATCACCGTTTCCGACTCTCTCTTCGTGACCTGAAGATCTACGAGCAGTTCGACGGCCGGAATCACAACGAGCTGGCGAAGAAGTACAACCTGACAACCCGGGCCATCTATAAGATCATCAGGAGGGTGCGTGAGCGCGGAGACCCGAATCAGCCGCGTCTGTTCTGAGCCTCTTTTTGTTCTACATGGTGCAAAGTCTTTTCACTACCCATCCCGAATAGCCCCGTTTCGTCCCGCGTCTTCCCGGATTTATCGCATTACCTGGTAGTATTTAACCCATCCCTAAACAGAAGCCGGGCAGGCCCGGGCCCAGATGGATTTCGACGCGCACCGGTACGGCGCGGATCCCCAGGGTGGCACGGCTGTGTAGCAGGGCAATA